GTAGGTAAGACTTCTTCTATCTTTGCTTCTTTCTTCTCGTCTTTACCGTCCCAGTTCTTATCGATGTAATCATAGAATTCTTTCTCTTTGTCACCCTTAAGTTCTGCTGGAGATGTTACTCCAAACTTCTTTAGTGCAGCTTGAAAAAACTTCTTATAATCACCACTTTCTAATACAATTGCGTTAGCAGCTGCAAGTAAAGAGTCTGATAAACCGTTACCTAATCCTTCAAATTTCATTGTTTTAAATCTCCGTTTTCGAAGTAGTCAAACAATTGGTCTTTGCCTTTTTCATTAAGACGCAAAGATTTTGCAAGTCTACCTAACATATTCTTTTCTGTGAGTTTTTCTACAGTCTTTTGGAAAGTCTCTTCTATGACTGGTACATCGGGTAATGAATCTTCATCTTCATCTCCCACTGGTACTTCGGGTAGAGTGTTTTCTTTCATGTGATAACCTTTGCCATCACAATGAGGACATGGTACTTTTTCTTCGTCTAATAAAGTACTCGTGGTTGCTAAGTCTTCTTCAAGATGTGCGACTAAAGCGTCTATCTCATCTGAAATAACGTCCTCAGCCGTCTTTTCAACTGAACCTTCTTTGCGTGGTTCAATATAATTTCGAACCTCGTCTAGTTTTTCCTTCCAGTTTTCTGATTTATAACTCATAGTCTTATTTATGTAATTCGTATCCTAACAACAAGATTGTCCTTGCCTTTTATTAACCTGTGATAGGTCATTTTAGGGATATAATACTCTTCTCCTTGGTTTAATTGTATAGGTAGTTCATCATCATGTTGCAATTCCCACCCACTTCCGTTCAATACTGATACTATTCTAGAGTCTCTATCTCTATGCCATACCAGTTCATTATCTAATACACTGTTCTCAAAGGTTCTGATAACATACTTGATACCAGTACCGTGTTGGTCTCTGACTTCTTCCCTATAGGGTTTAGTCATCGAGTCCTTCATGGTAGTTGTCTGATTTTTCTCTATATCCATAATAGCCCTTATCTTCGGGTTCTAGGTTAAACACCTTTTCTACCCAGTTTTCAGCCACATTCTCTGCATATGTTTCAGAATGCTGATGCACCTTTCTTGTTGCACTCCAACCATTCTGTTCATATAACTCTACTTCGAAACCCTTTGAAGTCCTGTAAACTTCTGCACTTCTTTCATCTTTTCTGAAAGAGTGGTATAATTCTTTGTTCATAATTTAATTCCTACACCTATATTTAGACTACCAAAAAAAGTCTCCACCACCACTTAAACCTAGTTGTTTTGCATAGTGTGGTAGTCTGCAAGCCCAATAACCTGCTGTAGTCTTGTCATTCTTAGTGTCGCATTGGTGTCTTGCAACGAAACTCTTTCTTGCTTTGTCATTCTTTAACTTGACTTTTAACCCTGTAGTATCACCCCAAGATATCTTCTTAATCTTGTCTCCGTCTTTAACATATACGTAATACTTCTTCGAACCACCTACTTTAGGTTTGTTTAGTTCGGGTTCTTTCTCTTCTTCTTCCAGTATCATAGGACAATCTAATGGTACCATGTTACCCTCATAGATTTCAAATTCACCTAAATCAGTCTCGATGATGTGTCTATCTACTTCAGTAAGTCGGAATCTTCCTTCTGCAAGTCTCTTCCTTGCCTCTTTGATGACTTCAAAATACATCATAGAACCCAATCTAAAGGGATTGTCGGTTATATTAGTGTTAGTCTCTTGTAGACTATCAACTGTCTCGTGTATAGCCAGTTCATGAAAGGTCTTCACGTTTAACCGTACATCTTTGCAAAGCTTAGAAGGTCAAGGGTTTCAAATGCACCTTGTGTATCTTCTACTCTAAATGCTAATTTTCCTTTCAACACTACTGGTTTAGCAGTGTAAGTAGACATTGACGAATATTGTAAGGTAGACGTTCCTTTACCTTTATCAGTTCGTTTTAGTCCTGATACTTCTGAACCATAGATAGAAAGTTTTTTCATCTTTGGTGCAGCTTCTTGAACTTCTTCGTAAGACTCACCATATGTTTCGCATGGAGTTTTTCCACAACCACAATTTTTTTCTTCTAGTTTAGACTCGTTGTATGGGAAACCTTTTAGAGGGTTAGGATACTTAGTAGAGAAGTGTTTTTTCTGTCTCTCTTCATTTACCTGTGCAATTTGAGATAGATATTTCTCTACCTGTTGGCCTGGGGTGTCTTCTTGGTAAGAACTTACTATTTCATCAGTCCCTATTTCTAAAACGCCGTTGTCGTTTTTGTTACCAGTACCTTTCATTTTTCCTTCCTCAATTTGTTTAACGTACTCATGTGGTACGATTCTTTTTTGTCTGCGTCTGCTTCAGCTTTCTTTCTGTCTGCATCACGTTTTGATTTGATTGCGTTATCAGCAGTCTCTTTTTCTTTCTGACCGTCGATACGTTCTTGTTCTCTTTCGTGCTTATCAGTAAGTGCTTCAAGTTCAGTTTCGTGTCTGTTCTTGATTCTCTCAAGTTCACCTGCTTGTTTTGCCTTTAACTCTGCACCATCTACCGCTGCATCTTCGTTCATGTCACCGAACTTGAGGAATAATTTACCTTTATCTTGTTTCTTATCAGTTGCTTTGTAACCAACCATTGAACCTAAAGTGTTTAGCATTCCTAAACCTTTTTCGGTATTCTTATTCCACTCCTTTTCTAATCTCTGTTTTACTTTGTTGAGAACTATGTCAGCAATATCATTGAATGATGCTACTTGTTTGCCTTCCTCTACACTTTCTATTATAGTGTTCTTAGGGTAAGACTTCTTGATGTATCTGATAATCTCTTGGACGCGTCTACTATCAATAATACCAAAGATTCTAAACTTATTACCCTGTCTCTTTAGAACGACTTGAGCACCCATACCAGTTGTTTCGAGTTTGTCTCCAACTGATTTAACGGTTTTACCGTCCATGTCTTTACCGTCATAGAATGCATCTATAACTTTCTTATCTTTAGGAGATAATGCTTCATCCAACTCAACTTCTTCTTTAGGAACACAATTAGGAACTTTTTTTCCGTTCTTCTTCTTCATCCCTATCTGCTCGTAGTCTTTCCAACAAGGGTCATCTTCTGATAGACCTTGACATGGATGTGCATCGTCTTCAAACATTGAAATCATAGATTCAATTGAAGCGTGAGTTGTATCTTCTCTGAGTTTGTTTTGTCGTTCTTTAAGTATACTGTTTAATATGTCCATAGTGTTATTTATCGTTTTTTAGCATCCAGTTCTGTTTGTTTCCATGCAAGTGCCTTCTTATTCTTCGGGTAAGAACCACTCCAACCTAGCAACTTAGTATAGACCTTGTCTGTCTTTTTCTCAAGTGATGCAATATCATCGTCATTTGTTACGTGTATGAAGTCTGTACCAAACATTGCTCTATATAACTTTGCATTTTTTTGTGCGTTATCCCAATCTTGTTTTACAATTTCGGGTGGTAACTTACGAGCTCTTTTTGCATTTCGTTTTTGTGCATTATCTAAGGATGCATCAACGAATAACATCTTATAGTCATATCCTAGTTGGTCTAGCATCTTCTTGTAGTTCTTAATTTTCTGAGACGCTGCACTTGTTGTATCAAAGATAAGACCTAGTCTTCCTTTAATATACTGGTCTAGGTTCATACCTGTAATCTTCTTTGCCTTAGCACGGATAGGGTCTCTGTCCTTTGCATCTATTTTTCTTAGGTCTAATCCTAGTCCTGCTTTCTTAAGTCCGTGTTCAAAAGCTGCATCTGTATTAACTAGTTTGAGACCTAATGCTTTGAGTGATAGTTTATTAACTACTGCACTCTTACCACTGCCTGGGCCTCCACTTAGGAATACTGCTTTAAATATCCCTTGGTCGTATACACCCTCTGTTATAAGGTCTTCAATCATATAGTCGGGTAGGTGTGACTCTACGATTCCCATACCTTTACGTATGTCTTTGTATAGACTCTCTATGTCCTTTTTATTTTTAGATGGAACACCTTGTGCAAATGCTTTGAAGTCACCCACTTCTGCAAGAGCTCTAAGTTTGGATGCACTCATACCACTTAGGTCATCTGCATCGGGGTCTCTCTCCCCTGCTGATACGATTTGTATCTCTTCGAATTTGTAATAGCCGTGTCTTGCTTTTACGCCGTTGTATTTGTTGAGTAACATCTCGAACTCTTTGATTCTATCTGAACCAACTACCATCTTAACTCGTGTAAAGTTCTGTCTCTGTAGTTCATTACATATATCGAATACAGTTCTTGCCTGTACGTCTGCAACTATCTTACCAAAGAACTTCTTAAGATATCTTACTTTGACTTTATGGTCTAGTGGATTTTTCTTCTTGTCGTTCGAGTGAGATGAGAATAGCATTGGTAGATAACCACCGCTTGTTTCCTTTTTAAGCTTTGCAACTAACTTTGCATGACCTGTTGTTGGTGGATTGAATCTACCAAACGAAAATACAACACCCTTGTCTTTTGCTTCAGTTAAAAATTTATCGAATGTCTTCATTACTTGTCCCATGCCTTGATTGCAGTAAAGTTATTGAATGCAAATTCCATTCTATCTACTAGTTTTACTGCTTTACCTTTCTTATCGATTGCAACATAACCCTCGGGGTTAACTGCTTCAAACCCAGTTGCTGTCTGTTTGAATGTACCGATACTCTTTACTCTATTTAGTGCCACAATGATGATTTGTTTTGCAATCACCAAGTGACCCATGAAAAATGTAAGATTGGTTATGAACTTCTTGAGACTTCTTAAGTCCCTACTGATATCTTTACCAATTTCTGTTTTGATTGTTTTATGTTTCTCTGATTTGACACCACCAACTACCTTATCAGCCCAAACAGATTCAAAGTGTTTAATGTACCCATCATATGTTGGGTTAAACTTACCCTGTCTTATAAGTGAGTTACAGTATGTTTTGTACGCTGCTCCAGCACCCTTCTTAGTGATAGTCATCTGTAGGTCTTGAAACTTTGTTAGGTCTTTCTTAGAGATACCATGAAATGCTTTACCTACTGAAGACAACTCCTTGGTTAATTTAACGGTTTCTGTTGCAGTCATTGAACTGTTACCACTGACATCTTTGTATGTTGCATCATCAATCCATACATCTGAAGTGTGTCCTAGCTTAGATATATTTGCACCGAATGATGCACCCAACCCTTCTATAGTACTACCTTCGTATGTGGTGTGGAATACAATACCCATCTTAGAACTTGCAATCTGCTGACCTAATTTAGAGTCGGCTTGTACTGCATATAGAATTGTATTGGGTTGAAATGTAATGAATGACTGACCATCTATAGACTGTGTCTTTGTGTCGTTGGTGTACATTAAGTCACCTTGCATGACGTTAGACCATGATAGTTTTGATAGGTATTTGAATGAGGTTAGGAACTTCTCTTTAAGAGCTCCACCAAGTTCTTTTGCATTTTTAATTTGGTCTTCTGAAGTATAGAACAAAGGAGTCTTATTGAATAGGGATTTCTTTGCAACGAAGAATTGACCTGTTTCGGGGTGTTTCCCACAGAATATAGCAGGAGCTCCATCCCATTTTACGGTCATATTAACTGAAGATGACGAGTTGCCCTTCATCATGTCTCTAAGACCTTGTAAGAAGTTTACGGCTCCTCTACCACCATCGATGCCTTGGTTGATGATTTCATCTTCGAGATGTTCTAAATGTAGATTTTTTGCACTCATAATAGATATTATACCACACTTGGTGGTTCCTGTCTACTATTTATGGTATTTTTAGCTTACGATGCTAGGTCTTCTTCACCATTATCGATACGTGCTTGGATTGCAGCAAGGTCTGCTGTTGACGAGGCAATTGTAGCCTCGAATGTTGGAATTATGACTTCGTTCCTTACTATATCACCTGCTGGAGAACCATCATCAGTTGAATCCTTTTCGACTTTCATCTCTACATATGCTTGGTCTGCTGTTGTAGTATTAATACCTTCGGCATCATGCCAGTCAATAAATGCAAGAATACCTGCTCCAGTCCATTCTGCCATGTTCGTATCTGTTTTAGATTTACCTGCCCAGTAAGTTCTTGTGACTCCGTTGAGGAAATCTTTCTTTTCTGTCATCTCAGCGATGGTTGCTTCAAGTAGTGCTTTTTGGTCTGTAAGTTCTGACATGTATAACTCCGTATGTGTTTACTGAATTATTTATGTTTTAGAGAGCGGTGTCGAGTGTAGTTTATCCTCGATTTTGTCTATTTTTTTGGTAATTTTCTTTGTTGCGGACTCGTCGTGTTCCCTCTTCGCTTCTCGAAGTTTCTTTTTCAATGCAATTTTTTCCTCAATTGCAGTGATAACGTCCGTTGATTTCAGATTAGTAGTCATGATATATTACATATTTATAGCACTTCAGAACACCTGTTATAAGCTTCGGTACCTGTAGTTTGTTCTAGTTGTGTTCGGGTTTCCCAATCTCTATGTGTGCATTCTTCATAAAGAGAACCACCTACCATCTGTTGTCTAAACATCCAGTTACCGATTGAGGAGTTACCACCTTCATAAAGGTTAAAGTCATTTGCATATAATAGATACACATTGCTTTGTGACCCACTCATAGACATATCAATTGTAGTGATATCATTATATAATTGTACTATATCTGAGGTGTTTCTAGTACTCATTAGATTAACAATGTTATCTGTATAATAAGGATTATTTGATGAACGTATTCTTAATTCAAAGTCACTAGTTGAAGCATTCTTACCACTCATAACAACTCTTCGGTCTGAATCCCTAAGTGCAAGTTCAACTGAATACGGCCCTATAAATCGTACAAATGTTTTCTCATATGCATAGTCTCCCTTTCTCTGTTCAATAGATATGTGTACTCTGATTCCACTAATGATAGTTGGGGTTGCATTTTCCTCATAGTTTTCTGATATAAGAACTGTAGAGTTTGCCTCTAAGTTGGCCATTGTTAATTCTATGGGTAGACTATCTGAGTCTAGTATCTGACCTAATGAGTTTCCTCTTACCCCATTGAAGTTATGTCTACGATTGTATCTGAAGTGACTATCCTCTTGAGTAGATACGGTTTCATTTTGTATATCGTATGTGACATCTGAGAATGCTTGATTGTTTAAAATCTTATTGATAATCTCATCTGTTAATAATCCTCTGAATCCCATGTTGTATTCTTGTTCTAGTAACGACTCAATCTTGTGTAGTGTGGTAAGGAAGTCTACTACCTTTTCACCTATCGCTTGTTGTGTGGTATCTCCCGAGGCGATGAAATCATCATAGAAATAGTTTCTATTGATAGAAAAGTTTACTTCTAGATTGTATAGGAAATTATTTACATCCTGTTTAACTGACTCTGCAGTTTCATTTGCTACGGTTCCACATCCATCTGCAACTGTAATTGCACTAGGTAGTAGTGCATTGATTGATGCAAGTAACATGGTAGTGAACGGTGTGACATTTGCCTTACCTGTACCATCTGAGTCATGTGGAAAATACAACATAGTATATGCATCGTTTACATATCCCCTTGTTGAATCGTATGCACCTACTGGTACCTCTGCAACTCTTGGGCGGTTTAACCCACAGTTAACTGTCCAGTTGTTTATAGCACTGAACTCTGAATCTAGGAATTCGTATTCGTTGGTATCAGAATTAAAGGTTCCCGAAGGTTCTCCTTCGTCCTGTGTCAAGTTGTAGTTAAAGTCAACAAAGACATTGGCACCTTCTACATATCCATCGATTACTTTAGTTCCGTAAATCGGGGATGAGCCTGATACTGGTGGGGTTGTTAGTGACTGTAATGATTGTAGTTCGGGGGAAGTTGTTCCACCACCACCACAACTAACTAATACAGCAAGTATTGGTATAATTATTAATTTTTTCATAAGACCTCTCATAATCTATAGTCCTATTATACTATAATATCTACTCTGCTGTCAATGGGCTTTCTGCTGGTCTTCCACTCTCGGCAGGAACTACTCTTACATTGCCTGAGATTGTTATCCTAGGATTATCACCTTTGTTGGGTGACACTGCATGTAAAACTGCTGATGGGAAGATGTATAATGTACCTTTACCAGTTAACTCGGGGACAAAGTCCATGTGTGCTTCATACGCGTCAAAGTATTCTTTTAAACAGTTATCACTATTAGTTGCGTTCCTGTTCTTAAATACGATATGTGAATCACCTGCTTTATGAATGTAGCACCAAGAGAAATCTGAGTTTCTTGTTCCTTGGTGGTCATGTGCATCTTGGAATCCATTCTTTTCATAGACGTTAATCCATGGTACTTCAAATGCACTAGACATTTGCATCTTAGGCCCTAGGTCGGTTAAGAACAAGTTAAACTCATCATAGACAATGTCCATGGGAACTTGATAATCTATTGTATAGTTTTTGTCTACACCGTTAGATGTCTTACAATTACTAAATTCAAACTCTTCTGTACATAAGGTTTCGGTGTCAATGAATTCATCGAACCATGCATCAATCTTACTTGAATCAAGTTGTATTGCAGTTATGGGTTGACCCCACATTAAATTATCAGACCTTAAAGTCTGTGAAATCTCGTTTCTGTCCATCATTTCTTCCTCTATCGAACACTGGAGTTGAATCATCAATTGCTGAATCTATTAGTTCTTCCTGTGCTTCTTGTTCACAGTCGTAGAGTTTCATTCTACTTCTGTCGACACCAATAACAAACCTTTTGAATACGGTTGGGTCATTGTATCTATTCTTTAATTGTTTGACCACCATTTGGTCTAGTTCTTCTAACTCTTCGGATGTAATCAATGCAAACATAAAGTCTGCAGTTGCAGGCAGTCCAAATGACTCTGAGGTATCTGTAAGTTCTACATCTGTAGAACCATAACCAGCTCGTGTAGTCTGTGTTGCACTCATGATTGGTACATCAAACTCTACTGCAAGTCCTCTCAATTCCTCAGCAATACTCTTAACCAAAGTATATGAGTTTGCACCGCTGCCCGGCTTGACTCTTGCACTTGAACAAATGTTAAGATAGTCAATGTAAATCATATCGGGTTTGAAGTCTTTCTTGATATTCAACTCTTGTAATAGATGTCTGAAGTGACCAACGTGAGCTGATGCAGTAGGATACTCCTTTACAATAAGTTTACCTTTAGTCTTCTGTCTAATCTTATCAATCTTAGTATCAAACTGTTTCTTAGATAAGTCGGGTAGGTCTGACATAGGAATGTTTAATGTGTTTGCATCAATACGTTCTGCAATCCTTTCCTCTGACATTTCAAGAGTGATGTATAACACATTCTTGTTCATCAATAAGTTTGCTGATGCCATGTGACACATGAAAAGGGACTTACCCACACCTGTTCCTGCCAAGCAGATATTCAAGGTTTTATTGGGTAAGCCTCCCTTAGTAACTTTGTTGAAGTATTCCAAATCAAATGGTAACTTCTCTTCTTCTGTATGGTAGAACTCAAATCTCTCATCTGAGTTTTCAATGAAATCGTGGCCAATATTTGTATCAAATGATACTGATAGTGCCTCTTTTAAAAGGTCGGGTATTTCTCCAGTCGAGCGTTGGGACTTTTTGTCAATGACTTCGATACTGTCCATGACTGCAATATAGATTGCTCTATCTTGACACCATTTCTCAGTTTCTTCCACCAACCAATCGGTAGGTGTGTCTTCACTGTCCTTACTAATACTATCTACAATAGTTTTTGCTTGAGATAACACAGCATCATTGAGAGATGAATTGTTATCTAGATTTATGAGAAGTGCTTCCACTGTAGGTGGTTTAGTGTACTTATCGAAATAGGATACTACCTCGTTAAATACAGTCTTCTCGTCCGACTCGGAGAAATACTCTTCCTTAAGGAACGGTATTACCTTCCTTGTAAAAGGCTCATTCTGAACTAAGTTCTTCAGTATTGTCTGTTCTAGTCTCACTTGTTCCATACTTAAAATATTCCTGTGCTTTCTCTTCAAGAAGTCCCATTACCTCGGGGGTAAAATGTTTCTCGGGATTGTTGTTAATGGTCTTTCCGAATTCGGTTTTACCTGTAGGTAGTTTAACACGAGTTCCTTCTTTTGTAAAGACGCCAAATGCAATGGCCATGTCTAATAGACCATAATACCTGTCCAATCCTTTCTCATAAGAAAGTCTTACATCCACCACTCTGTTCTCAACTGTCAATCTTGATTTTGCATTCTTACAATGAATGATATTACCAATGATTTCAGTTCCTTCCTTCTCCTTTCTTTTAGAAAGATAGATGATTGATGAAGCAGCGTACTTGAGTCCACTACCACCACCCATTTCTTTCTGAGGAAACATAGAACCAATCACATCATATGTGTGGTTAGTTACTATCATCGGAACACCAACTCTACCTAATTTCAATGTCAAGACTCTGAATGCACCTTTGGTGATTTGAGCTCTTGTCATATCTTTAGTTTCCTTACCTTCTGCAGTGTCTTCGATTTCTTTGGTTGTTGATAACATACCAAGAGAATCTAAACACATCATCATCTTAGGACGTTTGGATTCGGGGGTTTCTGCATACTTATCCAGTATACTAATTGCTTGATTTCTGAACTCTTGTACAGTAACAACAGGCACGATAACGACTCTTGAGGAATCAATTCCTCTCGACTCAATCATATCTCTTGATAATGCAGATTCAGATTCAAAGTATATAACTGCAGAGTCGGGATTATCTTCTAGGAACTGTTTAACTATTCCTAGTGCAAAATAGGTTTTACCTGTTGCTGACTCTCCTGCGATTGCAGTAATTTTGTTTGAGGGAAGTCCACCGTATAGTGAACCACTTAATAGTGCATTGAAAATATGACTACCTGTATCAATATAGGTATCAACATCTCCAGCTGCAACACCGTCATTAACAATACTTGCGTATTCGTTACCCGATGCTTTTACTAAATCTTTTAAAAATGACATAACACTTCTCCATAATGTATACTCTATTATAGTCTAAGTGGGGGAAATATACAAGTGGGTTTTTAGAGTTTTTTTTCTAAGTTTTGTAGATGTTTACCGATATCTGACATTCTATCGTCAAACTTAACATGTTCCTTCATCATAGCCTTTAGACTAACCATAGAAATTTCCAAATGGATAATAAACCCGAAGATTGTACATATCATTGCAATATAAAAACAATCTATTGGGGAGATAATCATCAGAGAACCTCGTCAATCTGTTCTTGTGTAACAGTTCCTTTTTCTAATAGAAGTTTTCTATGTTCTAGATGACGTTCTGTAGTCGTATCTTTACTTTCACCAGTATATTCTACTGCATGATGTTCGTCAATCATTTGTTGATTAACTGATACTCTTGGTTCATCTGTTGGAATTGGTTCTCCATCTTCATCCAAGGGAGCGACAAACATTTCTCCAAGTATTCTTCCGAACTTTCCTTTGTCATGAGATACGAGGGTAACATCACCTTCAGAAAGTAATTTTGTAAGATGTTTTTTAGAGGCTTTTCCAAAGATTTTCTCCACTAGGTCTCTTGTGCGTGACTCGGGGGTATCGATACCCATAAGACGCACTCTTTGTTTTTTAAGTACAGTACTGAAACCTAAATCTATATCGACATCGACTGTGTCGCCATCTACAATTCTAGTTACTGTCACGTGAAATTCTGCTTGTTTAAATAATTTAGTCATAATGTTATTTAGTACAATTATTCCTTGGGCGGGTTATTATGGCCGACCATTGATGATGTGTCTTCAACTCTCTTAGAGTCTTCCAAATCATCAGACTCGTCATGTTCAGTTGGATGATAAGACGTTGCTGTCTCATCTATTTGGTCTAAAATTGGATGAGAATAACCTTCTGTCTGTTTTGTCTCATAGTCTACCATTGCTTGTTTGATAGCATCTTCTGCTAGTACTGAACAATGTAATTTGATTGGGGGTAATTGTAGTGCATCTGCGATGTCTTTGTCTTTAATCAGTTTTGCTTCTGTAATCGTCTTACCCATCATTAAGTCTACGAACAATGATGAAGATGCAATTGCACTTCCACATCCGTAAGTCTTGAATTTGACATCAATAATCTTTTCGTTATCATCGAGTAATAGTTGTAGTTGCATCACATCGCCACAAGCTGGAGCTCCTGCGAGTCCTGTTGCGACCTTGGGGTCTTTCCTGTCTAATGAACCGACTGAATGTTTTTGGGGTTCTGCTAGTACTGCTTCAAATCTTTGTACTACTTCTTTTGAGTATGCCATATAGTTATTTATCCAAAAAAGCTATCAAGACTGGCAACTGGTTCAACATTCCAGCCAATCTTAGAGATTACCACCTTCAGTGGTTCTATGAATGACTTGTCGAATTGTAAATCGTAATCAAGATATTTGTGCAAATCCATTTCTCTTGGAAGCACGTTCATGAATGAAATAACGTTCTCGTTGATAGGGTTCGGTGTTGTAAGATAGGTGAAGTGTAACTTCTCCCCACTCTTAATCAACTCATAACGTTTGTGAATGTTCTTTTGTTTTAGATGATGATTGTATAACAATGCACCGCGTACGTGTATGGGTGTACCCTTACTGTAAATCATTGTTGGGTCTGCATACTGTCTTAGGTTATTACAACCTCTTGGTGATGACATCTCTTCGGGGGGTAATCTACGAAAGTCCATACGAGCATTCTCTACGAAATCCCATAGTTCCTCTTCGGTTCCTTGCATCACAAGTTTGAATGCATCTGTAAGTTTACCTCTGACCCATTGTGGTGTACTGGACTTTGCAGTCTCAATACCCATCATCTTGAGTTTAGGTACGGCTAGTCTGACTCCTTCGTTGTCGATGACGTTGAGGATGTATCGTTTTTTTGCAGTCCATATTCCTCTGTCTGCGATGACTTCTCTCCCCATCTCCATTTTCTGTTCGTAAGCGTTTGTGTAAGATGCAAGTTCTTGGAAGCCTTTGTCAAGAACTTCTTCCATATGCGACTTGGCGATTGAGTCGATGAAGTTTGTGATTTTGGTTTTATCTGTTTCATTTGGCATTACCTGCTGTATTAGTTTATCTAATGTAATGTAAACAGAATCAGTATCCATTGCAACAACATAATCTTCATCTGTTTTCAGTGTGGTATTTAACCAATCATTAATTGTCTTCTCTGCATGTTTGATAATCAACTGACCCGACAATGTGATTGCCTCAGCAAGTTGTGGGTCAAAGAATGCAAAGTATTGATTTGCCAAAGCACCGTATGCTGAGTTCAAAGCAATCTTTCTGACTTGTTGGTTATTGTATGCACGTTTGATAAGTGTGTTGAGTTCGTTCTTACGTGTTCTATCAGTGCATGTTTGCAGTTCCTTCTGATAGTCTATCATCTTACCCTTCCACATCTTACGCTCGTCGTAAAACTTCTGCATAAGTTCGGGAAGGAATCCCTGTTTGTTGTTGGAGAATCTAGCACCGTTTGGTGTGATACCAAATGACCCATCAACAACTGTTTCTTTGTTAAATAGTTTCTCTACGGATGTATCCGTTAATCCTCTCTGCATCTTCTCGGGTGAGATATTGTACTG